CTTCCATATTGTCAGCAATTTTCAATACTGATTGGTCAGATACGTTTACATTTCCGTTACTATCGAATGTGAATTTATTTCCTAATTCTTCAACTAATTTATTGTAGCCTGATAGATTTTTATCTATCATATCTCCTATTGAACCAGCTATATCTCCACCTTTCATAGTTGCAGAATAGATTCCTTGAACATCTTTTAATTCTAATTTTTGATATTTGAAATTAACGTTTCCGAATTTATCTTCTTTGAATTTCTCAAGCTGTCTGCTAGCATTATTCAAAGTTTTAGTCATTTTAGTATTAAATATCCAATCAATTACTCCAACAACTGAGCTTAGAACTTGAAGAATAACATTTCCTAAATCAATAAATAATCTCGCAATAGCATTGATTGGATGAGTGAAAATATTAAGGATAAATTCAGATACATAGATTATAGCATTATAGACTAGTGCTATAACATTGTAGATAATATTCATCAAACCGCCAATCAGACCACTGATGAATCCAACTACCATTCCGAATATAGCTCCCGCACCTGCACATTGATTCGCAAATCCATTCATTGCAATAGATGCGTCATTAGATGCTTGAGTTAAATCAAAAAGAACTCTTAGAAATGTAGTTATCAGAACAATCCCCACAGTTATTGGCCAATTAGCAACAGCCCAAGCGGTCGCCATAGTAGCACCAGCTATAACTGCTACTGTTGATAATTCAATTATAATTGCTATAACTGAATCTACACTGTCTCTGAGTTTCATAAAGAATTGTTCAAGACGATTTATTTCCTTAATTGAACCATCAGCCATTCTTATAGTAACAATATTCAATTTATTCACATAATCAGTTAAGTCTTCAAAAAATCCTGCCATAGAAGCTTGAAGAGATTGAACTGCTGGAAGAATGTTCTTACCAATTGAATTCTTAAATTGACTGATTGAATCCTGTAAGTTAGCCATTCTTCCTTCAAGAGTTCTAGAACCAGCACCCATTGAGTTATAGAACTTTCCGCCTTCGGAAGTCAATTTAACCATTGCTTGATATACGGCTTCAAAAGAATAATCACCTTCTCGACCTATATCTTTAAGAGCTTGAGCCATAGGAACACCGAATGTTGCGAACTGTTTTATATCTTGAGCCGTTGCTTTTCCAGATGCTTTAATTTGCATCATATTCAAAGCCATATTGTTAAACGCTTGATTGTTTCCTTGAGCAAGGTCTCCTATCATAGATATAGTCCCGAGAAGGCTATCAGCTTCCATTCCTGCATTTTTTAGCATAATGAAAGCATTTGTTGCTCCTTTCACATCAAAAGGAGTATTTTTAGCAAAATTCTGAATATCTTTGAAATATTTTTCAGCTTCTTCGTAATTTCCAAAAGCGACATTCAAACGAGATAAAAGCATTTGATATTGACCAGCTTCAGATACGAAACTCCCAAAAACAGTTCCGATTTCTTTTACTTTCATCATAGACGATGAAAGTATCTGTAAAGCGGAATTCACTCCTGTGAGTTTCAAAGCTAACGAAGAAAAACTTCTTTCACTTCTTTCTACATTTTGAATCATCCTTCTAAGAGGATTAGTTACTTCATCAGTGAATCCAAAAACGGTATTTATTTTAGCCATTTTTTATTTTTCTCCTTTCCTCTTTTTCAGCTTCCATCTTGATGCTTATGCTAGCAATAACAAATGCTTTTTCTCTACTACTCAACTTAGCAAATTGAGTAGGTGTCCAATTCATATTGAGGACGGTATACATACAATATGCACTTTCACCGTCCTCTTTTATCAGTTTTTTGCTTCTTCAATCTCCGCATCAAGAGTTTCAAATCCTGACAAATCAGCAATTTTCTGAACGATGTCCGCAACTATACCTGCAGGGAACTTCTTGTTGATGAATTCTGAACCTGTCTGACATTTTGCTTTTTTAAGAAAACTTTCGTCATTGAATTCAGGTTCAACAATACAAGATTCAAGAACACAATCTGAATATTTCTTGGAATCAAATGAAATCTGACCTTTCTTAGAAATGATGTTACAACGCTTCTGGAATTCAGCGTGCTCTTCTTTTGTCATTGGTCTAATGACGAATTCAAGTTCTTTGCCATCAATCTTTTCCTTGATAGTTTCACGAATTTCGGAAACATCATTCAACTCCAGAAAATCTTCTAATTTACTCATTTTTAATCCTCCTAATAAGTAAAAATATTCTACCCATATAATATAATTTATATGGGTAAAAAAATAAATGTCTACGAATTTAATTCTTTGAATTCATCAGGCATTTCAACATCACTGAAAGTGAAGTTCATTGTTTCATCAAGAAATTCAGCATCAGTGTCAATCTTAGCAATCTCAGCCTCATCAAAGTTTACATCAATAAGAGTTACTGTCTGCTTTCCAATTGATGAGGTTGGGTCTTCATTTATAATCTGCAATTTGAAATAGGTATCTATACCTTTTTTTGCATAATCAATCATCATCTTCGCCCATCGGCTTGAAGCATAATGAATTGTTAGAGTTCCACTTCCACTCCATCCTGTTGCTTTATGCTGAGTTCCACGATAACCGAGAGCTTTGAATTCTGTCTTGTTCTTCGTGATTTTAGCATTTATGCTCTTACACTCAGCAACCTGAATAACTTTTCCATCAATTGTAGCATAAAGTGAACCTTCCTTTCCAGAAATAGCATCACTCGCTTTCATATAAGCCCAATTACCAGCCATTTATTTCCTCCTATGAATTAACATTTACTCTCAGATAAAGTTTTTCCATTGCATCAACTGGTTTCACTGCCCAAGTTACCATAACGGAATCCAAATCATTACCTTGAGAAATCTCAATGTCTTCACTACCTTCAAATTCTTGAATTCCCTCAAGCCTCTGAAGTTCATTTCCATACTGAACTAAGTCAGCCTTAAAAAGACTTCTTCCTGTAGAATTATTGTCTACCTTACCCATATAGGTATCTTCCCAGGTTTGAACTGTGGTGGTTCCAATTTCATCAAGAGTCCTTAAAATACGATTCTTGCTAAAATTATAATTCTTATCTGAATCGTAGGTATGCAATGAATTTATATCCTGCTCAACCTTAATTTTTCCACTAGATGAGGTTGAAATTAAGAATTTACCATTACTGAGTGCTTCTTTAATTTCTGTATCAGTAAGCTCACCAATTATCGAGGTGGCACCCGAAATAATTTTCGCAGTATTAGATTCATTGAAATTAGCTCCCGCTGTCATACCTGCTACAATAGCAACGAAATCTTCTTTCTTATATTCAACTCCGTCTATCACAGCACCATTCACGGAATTGATAATTCCTTCATAGTCAGCTCCGTCATAATCAGCAACAACTGCTTGAACATATCTACCTTCATCTTCCCTCATTCCTTTGATGAATGAAACTGTATTAGATTTGACTTCTGTAGAAGAATCGAAACAAGCAAAAACCTGCCATCGAGCCATTTTCAAAGCGTTAAACATTGAAGTATAAGCACTAGATTCCGTAACTGTCCCATCAGTTCCGTCTGCAAGAGCAGTTCCTGCATTTTCTTCAAGTTCACCGTTACCTGAGAATGAAACATAATCATTGTCATCAAGTTCAGTAATGTTTGAAACTTTCTGAGAATCTACACTAGCACCATCAACATAAGTAATAACATTGAAAAGTCCGTTAGAAGTTCTTGATATCGAAATAAGAATCTTATTTCCGAAACTTCCACTATATTTCGCCGTAGCTGTAAGATTTCCAATCGTGATCTTTGCTTTTTCACCACCTGTATTCATACGATATACAAGTGCTTTATAGCAATAATTCAACGCTCCAGAAAGTAATTTAGATTCACTATCAAAAGCAGTGAATCCAATTAGTTTCTTACTGTTTCCATCAAGCAAATCACTTGAAAGAACTTCAATCAATTTTCCTTCTTCGCCCCAACTCAAAGGCAATCCCATTGCAACAATTCCACGGTCGCCAACAGTCATTGAACTTTTTGGAACTGCTTTGAAATTGATATACGCTCCAGGTCTTGTCTTATTCTGGCTTAACCATACACCGCCTGCCATAATTTCTACTCCTTCTTAATATAAGTTTTATTAAAAATCTCTTCAGTTAAAACTGAGATTTTTCCATTCTTATCTTTGATGACGTAATTTCCTTCTATGACAAGAAGTTTCACACCATCAACAGTTATAAGACAATTATAAACGTCTCCTTTCTTCATAATTTGAAAGTTTGAACATCCAGATAAAATAACGACTTCTGAAACATTTTCAATTTTGAATTGAACTGCTTCAACTTCAATAGGAATACTTATATATTTATCTGCCATTTGTTTTCACCTCTACCTTTAATTTATCGAATTTATTATTTTCTTCATCAGAAACATTCTTCACCATAATTCTTATATCAAACATAAAATGAAGAACTCCGTTTTCTTTCTCTATACTCTTATTTTCACATCTTATGAATTCATTCCTACAAGATATAATATTGAATGAATTTAAAAGTTTTAATGCAACTGAATCTATATTCTGTTGGAGTTTCAAATCTGTGCTAGGGTCAGAAGCAACTCTATATCTTAAATCCATCGAATATGTCAATATGTGATAATTTTTTCTTTCTTGTTCATCGGATAATGAAATCTGATATATAAAGAAATGAGGATACGATAATGATGTTTTTGCTTCCTTGTATACAGATACTTCAGGAAACATTCTTAAGAGTTCAGATATTATTGATTGCTTAATCAATTCACTTGTAACGCTAATCATATCTTATTCCGTGTTCTATACAGAACTTTTTAAATTCATTCTGATATCTAATAGGCATTTGTTTTCTAATTTCATCTATTGAAATTTTCAACATAAACCTACCTTCATACCAGCCCACTTCAGAACCGTGAACTACGATTCTATGACCATATTCAATATCAGTAGCGTAATCCATTCCGTTTAGAATCTCTACTGAGATATTTCTACCATCGCCTTTTATATCCCCTAGTTCCCAACTTCGTCTAAGCGCGCCTGTATCAACTGGTGTTCTAGGTTTTACCCTCGCTATAATCCTATCAGCCATTTCCAAAAGAAACTCACGCAAAAATTTATTAAAATCATTCTTCATCAGGGTAACAGATGAAACATAAGCACTCAATTCCTTATAATTGATACTGAACGCCATTAGTCATACCACCCTGCAACATAAGAATTTTTTTCAGCCTCAGTTGGTGTAAATTCAGTCGCTTTGAAAGTAACTTTATTATTTTGAACATCAACAATTTCATCAACCTGAACAAAAATATTTCCCGGAATAAGAACTAATTTTGTTCCAACCTTAATTGATAAAGTTTTTCCATTGTCTTCGTGAACCCAATTTATATTATCACAAGTAATTGTGAATATTCCTTCGGATTCTGAAATGGAATCTATATCAATTTTCTTATATTGATGATAGCCGTTTGCTAGACTCCCATCATCTTTTGTGTATAATCCGTTTACGATAATTCTCATAACGCTAGGTTTCAAAGATACATCATAAACAAATTGAACTGTATGATTTTCAGAACCTACGTCTGAAATATGTACATCTGAAGTTTCTTGTTTTTCACCGTCAATTACACAATATTGAATTTCATATCCCTCAATAATTGGCGCAACTAATGTAAATGAACTGTTTTCTTCAACTTCCTGAATTATGGAATCTTGAATTTGTGTATCATTATACAAATAATATATGCTAATTTTTACAGGATTCTTTGGAGGAATAGGAGTTGGAGTTTCGCTATCTGTAGAATTCATACTCATAACGACTTTTTTTCTGCCTTGAGAAATAACAGGATTCCCACATCGTCCACTATAGACAATCAGAATATTTCCTTTATTATCCATTCTTTTAGCTACAAGAAAATCGTTATTACGAACATCAACCCAATTACCTAAGTGAATATTTATACTCTGAATTATTGGCTTGACATCTACGGTATCAGGATTAGGGTTATCAGAAGAATTGAACGCAATATGACAAGGGATATTTGAATAAACTTCCTGAAGTTCACTTCCTACATCTCTCTTAATATCGACGTAATCGGTGTCAAAAAGTTCACTCATTATATTATCAATTTGTCCAAAATTGAATCCACTCATACCCTATACAATTTCCTATATCTTTTAAGTTCATTTACTCCGCTGATTATTTCATTTACAGCGGATTGAAATTCAGTTCCGTTAGTAAATGATACACTTCTACCATCTTCACTTACAGAAGAAACATTACCAACAACTTTTCCATTGTCAGTTTTGTTCTTATTCTGAATATAAGCGTCCACCACAATCTGACAGAGTGTAAAATTTAAGGCAGATGGTAGTTCATTTATATTGCAATAATTCAAAATGGAATTTCTTGCGATATTGATGTGTATAAGGAGGATATTATCCATATCATCATTTCTTATATTCAACAATGTTTTCACTGTTGAAAGAAAATCAAATTCACCACTATCTGCCATTTTTTTGCTATTCCTTCTTTTTCAGTTTTTCAGCGTCAGTTTTCTTCTTTCGCTCTTCAACTTTTGTTTCATTTGAAATTGAAGATTCCTCTACAACTGGAGAAGATTCTTCAACTTCTTTTACTTCAATCGGAGCAGGCTCTGATTTAGCATTTGCCTGTTCCATTGCTCTTTTTCTAGCACGCATCGCGTTAAAAGAACTCAATCCCATATTTCACTCCTATGCAAGAGTATGAACCATTTTTACGATTCCGACTTTCTTTGATTCTGCAACCAGTTTCCAATTAGTACCTGTAGCAAGTTCTTCATCACTAGGAGTTTCAGCAGTAATGTTTGAAGCTCCAATCCAAGAAATTCCTTTTGGATGCAATACTTTTGCCTGACGGTTGATAAGAACATCTTTTGAGCCGAGTGAATCACGGTCAGTTTCAGTTGGAACAAATGAAACAGGAAGTCCAGAACCACGCTGAATAGCACCACGAGCAAGAAGGAAGGTGTTGTAAGATTTAATTGTAGTTCCGTCACTATCATAATTTACAGGACAAGAATCATCACAGATAACTCTATATCCAAGATATGTCGGAATCTGAATCTTTGATTCTGCAACAGGAATGAACTGAATAACATTCTGCTTCTGCAATTCTGTAAATGTTGCTGAGTGCATATAAATCATTGTAAGCAAATCGCTTGCATCACCCATCAACTGTTTAGCATTAAGAACTTCACTTCCTGAAATTGCTTTTGGAGCAGATGCACCATAAACGTGGTCTGCCATCGTGGTTGAACTACATACACCTTTAAGGATTGAAAGAATATTGTTCTTTTCGTCCCTTACCCACCAATCAGCAACAAGTCCCGCAATTCTCTGCATTGGGTCATCGCCTGCAAGTGCTCCTGCAAGGTCGTGAGAACCCCACGCATTCGCACGCATAAGAACTGTGGCAAGTTCAGGGTGAGTAGTAATTCCGCTAACTTCAATGTCCTTCGATTCAGTAAATACCTGTGATTTACCACTAAGGTCATTCCATTTTGGCATTGTAAGAACAGTGCCACCACCCGCAACAAGTTTGTTCAGCTGAGGATTGTTTTCAACAACTCCAGCGAACATAATTTCTGATTTTTCAGCAGTTTTTTCCTGAACATATTCAGTAAAAAGTTCTGGCTGAATTACATCGCTAACACTTGTGTACTTACCCATTTTAATCTCCTATAATTTTACCACGAAGGATATACTCCTTTCGCTTTGAAATACATTTCTCTTGCCTTCTCCCTATCGGATTTTATCATTTCCCCTTGTTTCGTCAAATTACCGTTACTGAATGGATTTTCAACGGTGGGGGTAGAATTCGGCTCATTCAGAGGCTTTCCCGAAGGAATTGGCTTTTGCTCAGGAACTTTCAGAAAATCCAAAACTTGCTCAAGTGCTTGGTCAATGCTTGTATTTTCATCTACAAGTCCCTTTGCCATTCTGACATATTTATCTACATCAGAAGAGTTTTTCCCAGTCAATTTGCTTAATGCTGAAATAATAGCATCTTTTTCAGCAATTTGACTTTTCAATGATTTTACTTCTTCATTAAGATTTTCAAGATTTTTCGCCTGTTTTTCTGATTCAGATAAAGTAGCATCGTATGCCTCTTTGAACTTTGCTAATTTATCTTTTTCATCAGGTTTCAGACCAAGCATTGCCAACAATTCTTTTTCAGCCTTATTTTTTGCAGAATTAAGAATACCAGCAGAATGTCTGTCAAAGTCCTCTTTTGAAGTAAAAATTTTGTATGGTTCAGTTGTTTTTGTTTCTGCACCATTTCCGTTTTCCACCGTCTTTTCAGTTGTAGGTGTTTCAACTTTTGTTTCCACCTTGTTTTCAGTCTCAGGTGTTTTGACTTCCTGTGTTTCAACAGTGTCCATTTTTTTCTCCTTATAGGAATTTTTATAAATAAAAAGGCCAATCAGTAATTAAACTAATTGACCTTTTAGATTCCAAGTTTATTTTTTTATAATTTCTTCATTCTTTATAACTTTTCCATTTTGAACAATTACATCAAATGAAGTTTTACAACATCTGCAATAAATCTCATTAACTATAATCGACTTTTCCGTCAACTTCAATAAAGGTTTATT